TACGTGGCGCACTAACTCGGGACATCTGGCCCACCACTTAAGTGGTGTCCAGCTCACTATTTCCAATACAACGATAATACGAATACATATATATATTGGTTTATATTATATCTTTCATTTAATTAATGTTTATTAATTATTGTAAACCTTTCTTTCATTATCATTGTATTCTTAACTCATCATTATAATTAGTTAATCCATTTTAACGGGCCTTCGGCCCTTATTCCGTTCTAAAGACGATGCCGACAGGTCTTAATTGCGTCTTCCCCAATTACTTCGGACTGTGTTGAATCTTATTTTTTTGGCATTCGTTTCCACACCAATATTTATTATTGATTCATATTATCTATACATGATATGTTATTCTGTTCTGGTAGTTTATAGAAACTCCAGAAGTACAATAGAACGCCAAATAGAGGAAATCAACCTCCGTTACATTCCTCCGCAACACAGTTGTCTTACGAATAAGACATTCAATCTCACTTGCCCCTGTTCCCACTGGAGCGAGAACCTCGCCACTGCATACCAATTTCACCAAATGGCTGTTTACAGGCTTAATAAATAAGCCTGGAGCGTCCAATACCGTAGATGGGTCCAATATATTCCATGTACTCTTGATCATAGCCCAGTGAAGCAACTTACCTGGTCTTATCTTGCACACCAACGACATAAACATCTTCCAGATGAAATACCTGGGTAGTGTTTTGTCGGTGGGTTCGATACGAAACAGCTTAATCGTATTCTCGGGGACGATGAAGGACACATCGGCGGCATAGTCATGGCTGACAGCCGCCTTACTGCCGTACTTCCGTCGGACAGGCCTCCGTTTTTTAACCGACCTCTTTGGAAATCTCGCCATTGGTGCTTATCTTGGCCGCCGGACAATGGTATTTATATTATTGATGTTTGCTTGCTGCGCAAGCAATCATCAACTTGAATTTCGGACGTTTCCCGCCTATAATTCTGTTCGGGCCGCCCAGAATTCACTCCTAATGGGCCTGGACCTTCGTCGTAGGCCCATTACAACCCAATCCGTTATCAAATGTTCCGTCCTGAGCGCTGGGGGTAATAATAAGCCCCAGCGCT